ATAGATGCGCCTAACTTTGGCAAAGAAACAGGATCTGCTTGGGACGGTATAGGCGGATTTGTATTTGGCACTGGCTGGGCCACCGATGGTATACGATTGGGTATAGGTGGTGTTGGCTACACCCCGACATACTATCAAGCATACAACACTTGGCAGCAATTTACTTTCACGTATGTACAAAACGGAGGATTGTTGCAGTACTTGAATGGAGTATTAGTAACAACTAACGTCGCTGCAAACGTACCCATAGGATCTAGTACGGCTCCATTGATAATAGGCGGCACTAATAATAGAGGTGGCAATTGGAGAGGGTATATGGATATAATACAAATGTGGCCACGTGCATTAACTGCCGACGAAGTAGCACATAATTTCAACGCACAAAGAGGAAGATATGGATTATAAAATAGCACCGCAAGAAGACAACGGTTTAACTTATGTTATTTTTGATGTAACAGAGTTGGACAAGATAGACTTTAGTCAAGTGTTGCAAACATCGGCTGAAACATGTAGATTAAGTGTCGATAAGACAAAAACGCTTGTCAAGTGGTACACCGCGTATGAAGTTCCGCCGTCAGTAGAGTCACTAACTACAAAAAGTCAGTACTATACACATGAAGAAATACTACAAATCATGAGTACTACTGAGTGGACTAAACCAATGCCAGTATAAGGATAAATCGTGGCATTACAACATTCTCCGTCGATTGTTACTAATGGATTAGTCTTCTGTCCTGATGCGGCCAATCCTAGAAGTTATCCGGGCTCCGGTACGATATGGTACGATGCTAGTGGTAATGGTAATACAGGTACTCTTACTAACGGTCCTGTTTATACTAGTGGTATCAACGGATATTTCTTATTTGACGGTGTTGATGATTTAGCAACATTCCCCTCAACTACTTCTACAAATATATCAACAGTACTTACTGCCTCTGTGTGGGTTTACTATATCAGCGGCAATGGTAGAATATTTCAAAAAGACGGGCCTTCAAATACTCGTTGTTGGGAAATTGGAGGATACGCCGGACAGTTTAGAATGGAGATGTGGCATTCTAATGGAACCGGCACTATTGGTTACGGTAATTCCCTTGCAGTCAATGGATGGACACATTTAGCAGTGACATTCAATGGCACTGATATATTAATGTATCAAACCAATAGTTTAATAACGACTGTGAATTTTCCCGGGGATATCCGCACTGATGCCGCAACTCCTTTGTACCTAGGTGGATATTGGAGCGGAGAATTCTTGAATGGTAGAATAGCTAATGCTCAACTATATAACAGAGCATTGTCAACAACTGAGTTAACGCAAAACTTCAACGCTCTCAGAGGAAGGTACGGAATATGAGCATAAGTTATAACCCCGGTGTTGTTACTGCTGGGCTAGTTTTTTGTGTAGACGCAGGCAATCCACGGAGTTATAACGGTAGCGGAACTAGTTGGAATGATGTTAGTGGAAATGCATTAAACGGCACATTGGCTAATAGTCCTGCTTATACTGGAGGAATTAATGGTTACTTTAGTTTTGATGGGGTAGATGATTATGTTGCTGTACCTGGCAATGCGGCATTCAATACCCCTAGCGTCACATATGAAGTATGGGCAAACCTACAGGCAGTAGGAGATAGACACATCCTATACGTAAATTGGGAAGGCAATGCATTAGAAGTTAACAGTGACAGAAGCGTAGTCATGTATAATTGGAGTTCTGGTGGCCAATTAGGAGCAACTACTAATTCTAGTGCTTTTGACTGGGGTGTTTGGACTCATTTCGTGGGAGTATATGATAATGCTTCTTCAACGTTAAAAACATACATTAATGGTGTTTTATTAGCGTCGAGACCATCTACACCTGCTACAATTTATAACGTAACTACACATTTGATATCGGGAAATCCATACGGTGGTGAAGTTAAAGGAAAAATATCTATTGTAAGACATTACAATAAGGTATTGGAACTTTCTGAAATTCAGGCTAATTACAATGCAGTAAAAGGGAGATACGGGATATGATTACTATAAGATATATTGACCCCTACACTAAAGAATCAATAGAAGAAACATTAGATGATAGCGTTGTCAACGTACCCGAGTATACTATCAATCTACACAAAAACTACCTGTGTAAAGATTATTGCAACGGAGAAAATTGTAAGATTTGGTTAAAGACTCCTGCCGGTGAATACATTCTAATGGGAGTAGCGGATTAAATGAGCGTTTATTGTAATCTTAACTTTGTAACAACTAATCTACAAATTCACTTAGATTGGTCGAACCCTCGTTGTTACACGGGATCGGGGTCCACCACCGGCAACTATTCTACATTTTATAACTTAGTCGATGCGCAACGTAATGTAGGTTATACTAAAAACAATGTCACTTATACCAGCACTGGTCCAAAATATTTAACAACAGGCGGAGCACAAAGTGGTGCTGTATACAATGTAGGAGACAGAATAGATATTAATACCAGTGCCGCCGGTATAGATAGATTCGGCGCTCATAACTTCTCAATGATGTTTTGGATTAATCAATTAAGCACTGGTAGAATGTTCAGTACAGGTAGTGCAGGCACCGGAGTTGGAGATAGCGATCAATGTATATGGCAGATGTGGGCTGATAGTGGTTATTTTTATTGGTGGAATAGTAACGGCGGCGCCGTTAACAACATTAGTGCAGCTGGTACTTGGCATACACCTGGTACATGGCAATTAATAGGATTCACGTATTCGTACAATGAAGGGGGAAACGACATTGTAAGATGCTATACTAATGGTGTTTTGCAGTTTACTGGCACGACGCCTACAGCGACACACAGTTACATTGATCGATCAGGCCAAACTGATTTGCAATGGACTTTGGGTGGTGGATACTCTAGCAGTTGCTACAACGCAAACACAGCCGGAAGATTTGCAATGTTTTCTCTCTACAACGTTACATTAAGCGCAGATCAAATGCGTCAAAACTTTGAGGCTACTAGATCGAGATTTGGAGTATAATAATGGCTTTACNACACTCATCGTCAATCGTAACTAGAGGACTAGTTTTTTGTATAGATGCAGGAAATCCGCGCAGTTATATTGGTAGCGGAACAGCGGTAAAAGATATAAGCGGAAACGATAACACCGGTACATTACTGAATGGTGTGGGATATTCTGCCGACAATCTAGGTAGTTTTGTGTACGACGGCGTAGATGACAGTATGACATTCTCAAATTCAAATAACATTGCCATAACGGGAGACATGTCAATATTAGCCTGGGTAAATATAACAAACTTTACTACATATCGAGGTATTGTTGCGAAAACCGTTACTAGTTCTATCCCTGCGCCCTATGATTTTTATACCCAATTGGGTAGCGGAAAATTAACTTTATTGAGAGGTAACGGAACTGCATACACCACTGTGACTTCTACGGCTGCCCCTGCGACTGGGGTTTGGCAACATATTGCAGTCACTATGATAGGGACATCAGTCGTTCATTATTTGAACGCAACAGCAAATGGAACAGGAACGTTGTCTACTACGATAGGAAATGATGCCACACAACCATTATATGTAGGGTATCGAGTGGATGGTACTACTAAAATGTTGGGTAATTATGGTTCGCTTCAGATATACAATATCGGCTTGACTGCAACTCAAATTCTACAAAACTTCAATGCACAGCGAGGGAGATACGGAATATGAGTATAATTACAGGAGCTAATAACGGCACACTAGCACCGGTTAACGTTATAAACGTCAACGGGTTAGTCATTGATCAATTGGCACTTTATTATGACACTGGACGAACATACTCATATTCGGGTACTGGTAGCACTTGGACAGATTTGAGTGCGAACAGTAAGAATGTGACGTTGTATAACGCAGGAGGAACAACTTATTCTGCAAGCCCGCCCGGACCTCCTACGTTTAGTTCAAGTAATGGTGGGTATTTTGTTTTCAATGGCACCACCAATTGGGGGAAATTTGATCAGATAACAATTGGCTCAGCAGTAACAGTTTCTGCATGGATTCAAACAACGAACAACGGAGGAATAATAAGTCATTGTAGTGGCGGCCCGGTTAATATAGCTTATCAGATAAGTAGCGGAAAAATGTATTATGCATACTACACTTCTGCATGGCAAGCGGCGATAGGAGCAACAACGGTTAATGACGGTAAGTGGAAAAATTGTGTATGGGCAAAAAACGGTACGAACATGATTACATATATTAACGGAGTGCAAGATTCTGTTTTTACTCTAGTAGGAGATGTTAGTGGTCCCCTATGCTGTGTAGGGTCATCATACGGACCTTGTAATAGTGATAGTTATGGTCTAGGTACAGATTCGTATGCTTCAGTGTTCGGAGGAAATCTAGCTGTAGTGATGGTTCATAACAAACAGTTGTCGGCTACAGAAGTAGCGACCAACTTTAATAATCAACACTTTAGGTTTGGACTATGACAATAAACTACAATCCATGTGCCGTTACTTCCGGTTTAGTATTGAATGTTGATGCATATAACTTGCGAAGTTGGCCGGGCAATGGAACAACTTGGTACGATGTAAGCGGACAGACAAATACAGCATACATGTACGGATCAGTGCCTACTAGTAGTGATGGGGGCGGATGTTTTGATTTCACTACTGTTGCCGGCGGCACATCAGGAAATGCTAGTCTTGGATTCACGTTCCTCAGTAATATGATACCATTGACAGGTAGCTTTACACTTAGTTGTTGGGTAAAAAATCCACCTACATCAGTGGTACAATGCGGATTATTTAGCAATGCGGGCGGCGCGAACGGATATCGGTTTGGTGTTGGTCGAGACGCCGGTTATGTGTTAATGAGTGGCGCCGGGGGAGAAGGATACTCTGAACCTGCACTAAGCTTTACTTCAGCTTTATCTGCGTCACTTTGGTATAATGTATGCATGATATTTGATAGAGTAGGAACCAATAGCGGAGGAACCCCACAGTGGCAATTGTATTTGAATGGTGTTTATCAGACTGCTACGAATATGAATACCCCTCAAAACGTAGCGACTACGACAGCACCACCGGGGTTGGTTAGAAGTGCTTGCTGTACTTTATATACAGGCAAGTTGGCTACTTTTACTGCATATAACCGCGCACTGTCTGCTACAGAGATTGCGCAAAATTTTAATGCATTGCGCGGAAGGTTCGGTGTATGAGTATAGCAACAGGTCCCAATGTCGTAACTAATGGATTAGTATTGTGCATGGATAATGCTAATCCTAGAAGTTATCCCGGCACCGGATCTGTTTGGGACGATCTAGTTACGGATACACCCTTTGCAAATGGAAATTATTCTTGGGCAAATAACATTACAGCCATTACAATTATAGTGTGCTTAGAAAAAACAGGCACAACAACGGGGTATGCAAGTCATCCAGTAAATAAATGGAATAATGGTACTTCAAACGCTTCATTTGTCTTATATCATTTTGGTAATTTTCAGAATAATGGTGCTGATGGTGATTTTTCTTGGTACTATACTTTCAATAGTACATGGACAGGACAATACGTGACTAGAATGACATTAGGACAAAAAATGTTCACTGCCTTCCAATGGAACAGCGTAACTGGTGGACAAACTTGGTTTAATAATACAATAGCATCAGGTAGGTCAAATAGCGGAACATTAGGTGTGAACGGCACAAGTGGAATTGTTATTTCAGGTCCAGAAAGCGATGGTCTTACAAAAGTTAATTACATAAGTTTTTATAACAGAGACTTATCAAATACAGAAATTTTGCAAAACTACGAAGCACTACGTGGAAGATACGGTCTCTAACTAAAATTATTTTGCCCAAACCCTCTAGTCATAAGTAGTGAATAGAGGACTCTATGAAATACAGTATAGTAATTCCAACCTACAACAATTGCGATAAGTTTCTCAAACCCTGCTTAGAAGCACTTTTCAGATATTCACATTTAAAGGACATTGAATTAATAATCAGTGCCAACGGTTGCACTGATAATACAAAAGAATTTTTAGATGAATTACGGGAAAATTTTGACTATTTGAGACTAACGAAGCATCTTAAAGTAGTTTGGCATCCCGATGCATTGGGGTACGCAAGAGCAACTAACGCAGGAATCAGAGAAGCAACCTGTGACAAATTGGTAATGCTTAACAATGATGCTATATTATTAGCCCAACATAAAGGAGATTGGTTAAGAATGCTCGATAGTGCGTTTGAAACTAATCCAAATTGTGGAATCTCTTGCTCACTGAAGAAATACTCACCGATTACAAAAATGGATTTCGGGGTATTCTTTTGTGTGATGTTTACTAGAGAAGTACTCAATAAAGTGGGATATCTTGACGAAAGATACGAAAAGGGCGGCAACGAAGATATTGACTTTTGTGCTGCTGCCCAACTACTGGGTTATGAAGTTGTACAACCTATCCCGTTAGTTTGGAATGAAGAAGCAAGAACTCACGTGGGAATATTCCCGCTCTGGCATCAGGGAGAAGGTACAGTTCATAATCCTGAATTAGTTAGCGATTGGGAACCTACTTTCCGTAGAAATGAATTAAGATTGGCGCAAAAATATAACAATATCGAATGGTACGAAGCGCATAAGCATACCGTATAAAGGCAAAAAATGAAATATAGCATAGTAATACCCACATACAATCATTGCGATGATTTGTTAAAACCTTGTATCGATTCTATTTTTAAGTACACTGATGTTACTGATATTGAATTGATAATTTCTGCCAACGGATGTATTGACAATACATTTGAATACTGTAATCAGTTACGTCAAAAATATGATTCATTGGGTTTGTATGATAACTTAAAGATTGTATGGAACGATCCTGCATTGGGCTATTCGCGTGCTTGTAATGCGGGCATTGAAGTTGCAACTACAGATTTAATTGTACTGTTAAATAACGACACGGTACTATTACCTCAAGAAAGAAATCGTTGGGTAGAACAACTAGCGAGACCTTTCACGATAAACGATAAATGCGGTATTTCTTGTTTGATCAAGAGTGAATCAGAACCAGCCGGACACGATTTTGCTATTTTCTTCTGCGTAATGATTCATCGAAAGGTATTTGATAAAATTGGTTTATTAAGTCTTGACTACGGTGCCGGTGGTGGCGAAGATACTGAGTTTAGTATTGAATGCGAACGTGCTGGTTTTGAAGTTATCGAATGCGTAGAGAAATCATGGAGTTCAGAGGCAGGTATGTATTGCGGAGACTTCCCTATATACCACGTGGGAGAAGGTACTGTCCATGACAAGAACTTAGTACCAGACTGGGATGATATTTTTTGGAGAAATTCCGTAACATTGGCAAAGAAATACAACCCAAATTGGCACGGATTACAAAATATGAAAGACTATTCATTTTTAAAATATAAGGATAAGGTTCTGTATAAAGAAGTTGTAGAAGACAATTACTATGACTTCACCGCTGAGAATTTACAGAATAAGGTCGTCATTGATATTGGTGCCAACATCGGTGTCGCATCTATTTTTGCTGCTGCACTGGGAGCTAAGAAAGTAATTGCAGTAGAACCAACTAATGCTACATTTCAACTATTAAAGGATAATATTGCTCAAGCCAAATATGAAAACATAGTTCCATTATGTAGAGTAGCAAGTGATGTAACTGGTAGAGCAGTTAAAATAAATCATAGTGCTAGTCATCAAACAGCTAACAATGTTTATGATGTGGCCGAACAGTACGATGTAGTAGAAAGCATTAGTATTGCTGATTTAGTAAAAATGGCTGAGGGCTCTGATGTTGTTTTGAAATTAGACTGCGAAGGTTCTGAATTCGATATCATAATGAATGCAACCGCAGAAGACTTGCGATCTGTAAAAAAGATTGCTATGGAAGTTCATTCTGACATACATCCTCAATACAAAGACAGGACGGTTATTGAAACTAAACTAAGAAGTTTGGGCTATGAGCCGGTGCTTATTCAACCATTGTATTATTTTGAATACGACAATAGGGGAAATCTAGTTAGACAATCAGAACTTCCATACTGTAAACAAGAGTGGAAAAAAGTAGAACCTAAGCTTATCGATTTGTCATTCTTAAAAGAGCAAGACGCAGCAATGCATCGAGAAGTTATTGAAGCAAATCAATATCACTTAAGTCCTGAAAAGGTAAAGGATAGAATTGTAATTGATATTGGAGCTAATATCGGTGCGTTCTCATTATACGCAGCCGCATTAGGAGCTAAGAAAGTAATTGCTGTGGAACCTATTAGTGCATCATACAATACTTTCTTAAAGAACATCCATCGCACTGGACTAAAAAACATCACTACATACAAGAAAATCGTAGCAGAAAAAGGCAATGAGTTTTTACCTGTTAGTCTGAATGATAATGCAGGCGCTAACAGTATGTACAATGTCACTGACAATTATGAAGTAGTAGAAACTATCACGTTTGCTGAAATCATGGATCAAATCGCAGGTCATGATATTCTCTTGAAACTAGACTGTGAAGGCGGCGAGTACGATGTGATTATGAATGCCACTCCTGAAATTATGGTTAGAATAAATGAAATCATGATGGAGATTCATACAGATTTGCATCCTAAATATAAGGGTAAACAAATTATAGAGGAAAAACTAAGAGGTTTCAATTTCAACCAATTGGATAGTACTCAAATTTATTTCTGGGATTTCGATCAAAACGGCAAACCCATAAATCACAGAGAAGCACCCTTCGTTAATCAACATTGGAAAAAATGAACAAAGAAATTTTATGCTCAATCTCTACCAAAGGTAGGTATGATACAACATTACCAATGGCGATATCGTCCGTAATTACTCAGACTAAGCGCCCCGATTATCTGATCATCCAAGATGATAATGATGAACCCAAAGATGTGCGAGACATACAGCACTATCAGTATTTGATGCAAATGCTGAGTGAGTGCGGGATAGCATGGGAGTGGTTATATACTGAAAGAAAAGGTCAGCACCACAATCATCAACGTGCTAATCATATGGGTTTCAAGTGGGTGTGGAGACTAGACGATGATACCATTGCAGAAAGCAATGTGCTAGAAACATTGTATTCACATGCAACATTTGAAGATAATGTTGGTGCAGTGGGCGGATCAGTATTAACTCCTCCTAGTATGGGTGAGGTATATGCTACTGGCAAAATAGAAAACATCTATCAAGAGCCTAATTTACAATGGGGCCGCATTAATCAGAAAAGAGAAGTGGATCACTTACACTGTTCTTTTTTGTATAGAGCAGGAGTTGCAGATTACAACCTCGCGTTGTCTCGGATAGCTCACAGAGAAGAAACACTGTTTACATATGAGCTAATTAAAAAGGGGTACAAAAATTATGTAGTGCCCAACGCTATTACATGGCACTTGAAGAACAAAGTGGGTGGAATTCGTGACGGTGTCCATGCGATGTTTGAACACGATGAACGCATTTTTCAAAACATTATGAATTTCAAAGATCATACCATTGTGGTATTAGACTGTGGTATGGGTGATCATATAGTCTTTAAGAAAGTTCTACCCTTAATTAAGAATCCCGTGTTGTTTACCTGTTACCCGGAAATTATTCCAGGTCGCAGTATCGCAGAAGCACAAGCATTATTCGGGGATATTCATGAGTACAACGTATACGCACATATGGATCGTTGGAATTGGACTGGTTCTCTTGAAGATGCATACAAAAAGTTTTATAATGTATTATGATTAAATTAAATTTAGGCAGCGGCGGCGATTATATCGACGGTTTCGTAAACGTAGATTTATACGCTGATAGAGCAGATCAACGGTATGATATATCCAAACTGCCCTATCAAAATGATTCTATAGATGAGATTAGAGCATATCACGTAATCGAACATTTTGATTACTTACATGCACATGATGTATTGAAGGAATGGCACAGGGTATTGAAGCCCGGCTCAAAAATCAAAATAGAAACACCTGATTTCTTAGAATCTTGTAAAGAATTCATCAAGGCTGACCAAGACGGTCGGTGGAATTTATATGGACATTTCTTCTCCACCGGATGGGTGAATCCCGGGTTGATACATAAGTTTTTATACACAGAATTTGAACTGAGAAAGACTATGACTTGGGCAGGATTCAAAAACATCAATAGATGCGAGCCTAATTCAAGTTATGTAAAGCCCGACACGAAGCATATCTTTTTAAATTTAGAAGCAACAAAATGATTATTATTTCCCCATTCTCTAAGTTTATGCGCAACGGCGCTAGGCACCCTAAAAATTATCCATATTGGGAAGAAGTTTTGCGGCAAATTAAAGAACCCGTCGTTCAAGTCGGGGTAGAAGGAGAAACACAACTACTACCGGATTTCAGAAAAAACTTGTCACTTCCTCAGTTAGCAGAATTAGTAAATGAGTGCAAAACTTGGATGAGTTGTGATAGTTTCTTCCAGCATTTCTGTTGGGACTTGGGTAAGCCAGGGATCGTAGTATTTGGTCAGTCTGATCCAAATATATTTGGTCATCCGGAGAATATCAATCTTCTTAAAGATAGAAAGTATCTTAGAGAAAAGCAGTTTTGGATTTGGGAGCAAGCGGAGTATATTGAAGATGCGTTTGTGGGCCCCGACGTAGTAGTCGAAGCGTTAAGGAAGTTTGGTGTAGAAACGGTATAATGGAGCACTTATTTCATAATACGTATGATGTAATTTTTAAAAATTGGTATAAACTAAGAATGTCTTTGGAAGACAAAGACCTTAGAACCCAATGTGTTGAAGTAGACAAATGGTGGCAAACGGCACCTTTAGTAAATCACTATCTACACAGTGATTTTGTAGATGAGTGGCCTAACCCATGGGAACTCATATCAGAAAACCATTATTGTCAAATAGCCCGTGGTTTGGGTATGTTCTATACGTTATATTTGTTGGGTATCAGAGATATTGAATTTGTTGAAGCAAAAGATTACAATAACGAAGATGTTGCCTTAGTTATGGTAGACCACGCAAAATATATACTTAATTACTGGCCCAATACGGTGTTAAATAACAATCTACAAGACTTTCGTATAGTTCGACACATTGATGTGTCCGGGCTACTCAACTCAATCAACAAATAATCTGAAGGATAGAAATGATAAAGACAATTATTAAGAGGAATGGTGCCGAAGAGGATTTCAGCGCCGAAAAAGTTAACGGATGGGGCGAATGGGCTGCAAAAGCACTACAAAGTCGCGTTGACTGGGGTGAAGTTGTTTTACACGCAGTTAGTACATTGCCCGAAAAATGTACTAGCCTTCAACTTCAACAAGCTCTTATTGATTTTTGTCTACATAAAAAGACTTGGGAATACAATTTAATGGCGGGTAGATTGTACTATAGTATGATCACTCGCACTATCTATAACGGTAAGAAACTACCTACCGTTAAGAACCTTCACAAAGAAATGATTGAATACGGTGTTCTCAAGGACATGGGCTACACCGATGAAGAATACAGTCAGATTGAAGAAATCATCAATCACAAGATGGATCTAAAGACAACTCATTTTGAGATTCATCAGATCCGTAACAAATATGCGTTGAGAGACAAGATTACAGGACGGGAATTCGAAACCCCACAATTTGTCTACATGCGAATGGCTATGGGCCTTTCTCAGTTTGAAGAAAATCGTATTGAAAATGTACGAAAGTTCTACGAACACCTAAGTCATAAGCGAATCAACGCCCCTACACCCTACTACACCAACTTAGGCACTGTGCTTAATGGCTATGCAAGTTGCTGTGTATATACAACTGAAGATACCGCAGCGTCATTAGCAGCAGGTGATCATATTGGTTATATGATGACTGTTATGAGTGCTGGTATCGGTTCTCATATTAAGACACGCTCAATCGGCGACAAGATTCGTAGTGGTCTAATCGTCCATCAGGGAAAGATTCCTTACTATCGTGCGTTAGTTGGTGCAGTTGGGGCTAACCTACAAAATGGTCGCGGTGGCGCAGCTACAGTTTACTACACTGCTTTTGATCCTGAAGTAGAAGTAATTGCTAAACTCAAGAACCCCATGACCCCAACTGTAAAGCAAGTTCGTGGTTGTGATTATAGCTTTGGTTCTAACAAGTTCTTTGCTAAGATGGCAGCACTAGACAAGGAAGTAGCATTGTTTAGCTACGGTGACGCTCCAGAACTATTTGAAGCACAGTATGGTTCTAGTGAAGAATTTGAACAAAAGTATAATGAATTCTTAGCTAGTGATAAGAAGCGTACAATGATTCCTGCCCGTAAGATTCTAACAGCAGCATTGAATGAAGCTTATGAAACCGGTCGTCATTACCTGCATTTCTTCGATGAAATGAACACTCATACACCATTCAAGGACAAGATTTATAGTTCTAATCTATGTGCTGAAATCGCATTACCCACTAAGGGCTATAAGTCAGTTCAAGAACTATACTCAGATTACCAAGAAGGTAACGGTGAAATTGGTCTATGCAATATCGGTGGCATTATTGTTAGCAATATTGAAAATGATGAACAGTATGCCGAAGTTGCGTACTACACATTAAAGATGATTGATTTCGGCATTCATTATTCTGATTATGTGTTCAAGAATCTAGCTGATACAGCAATGGCTCGATTAAATGCTGGTGTTGGTATTCTAGGTCTTGCCCATTTAATGGCAAAGAAGAACAAGAAATATTCTACACCAGATGGGAAAAATTTCATTCACGAAGTATTTGAAACTCATGCATGGCACCTGTATAATGCTAGCTTGAGACTAGGTAAAGAAAAGGGCAATGCACCCTGGATGCACAAGACAAAGTGGCCCGAAGGATGGTTGCCCATCGATACTTACAACAAGAAAGTTGATGAATTGGTAACAGTTCAAAACAAGCGTGATTGGGAAAGTTTACGTCAACAAATCGTAGCTAATGGTGGCATTCGTAATTCAGTGTGTGTAGCACACATGCCCGGTGAAAGTAGTTCAATCGCATCAGGTACGACGAATGGACCATACCCAATCAGAGACTTTGATTTGGACAAGACTAATGAAACAATGGTACTAAGCTATGTTGCACCTGACAGTACCCATTTACGTGATCGTTACGAGTTGGCCTGGGATATTTCGTCAGAGGATTTAATTGATTGTTATGCTATAATGCAGAAGTGGACTGACCAAGCAATCAGCGCAGACTTGTACAGAAAAGTACAGGGCGATGAGAAAGTTGGAACGTCAGAAATGATCCAACTTTACCTAAGAATGGTAAAGTATGGTGTTAAAACCCGCTACTACATGAATAGCAAAACTGCTAAAGGTATTGATTTGAATGCGGCAGAAGCTTTTTGTGAAAGTTGCTCACTGTAAAAGGTATATAAATGGTTATTAATGAAAATATTTTTAACGTCGGTAAGTCGTTAGAAGGTTACAGTAATCCAAGTTTGTTCTTTGGGGAGCCACCTGGACTGTTTGACACAGTTAATCGTCGCTTCCCTAAGATTTGGTCACTGTATAAAGAAATGAAGTCACTTGACTGGTCAGAAGATGAATTTGACTATAGTCAGTGTAACGTAGACTTTAAGCAGGCTGACCCCGATACTGCTGACATGATGATCAAAACATTAGCATGGCAGTGGGAAGCTGATAGCGTAGCAAGTCGTTCAATCATTATGACGTTTGCTCCGTTCATCACTAGCTCAGAGTATTGGGCAGCAGTTAGTCGTGTGTCTGATAATGAAATCATTCACGCAGCTACCTATTCTGAAATTGTTAGAATGAGTTTTGACAACCCACATGAAGTGTTGTCAGAGATTCTAGCAGTTAAAGAAGCCGTTCAACGTCTAGAAACAATCGCTGAGGTGTTCAACCAAGGGCGTGAAGCGGGTCTACGTTATGCACAAGGACAAGAAAAGCTAAGTCAAGAACTATACAACAAGGTATACTTGACTATTGTAGCTTTACTATTGCTTGAGCGTATTCAGTTCATGGCTTCATTTGCTATTACATTTACGATTGGTGGCTCTGGTTTGTTCCAACCAATCTGTAAAGCAATTCAAAAGATCGCGCAAGATGAATTAGAAGTCCACTGCGAACTAGACAAAGAAGTATTGCGCACCGAGCATCTAACTGAAATGGGCATTATTGCTAGAGAACAAACTAAAGCTATGGTTAGCAAGATGTTCCATGAAGTCGTTGAAAGCGAACTAACATGGCTAGATTATTTGTTTGAAGGTCGCGCACTCATTGGTACTAATAAAGAAATCGTTAAGAAGTGGGTGTTATTCAACGCTAAAGATGTAGCTCATTTCTTGAACATTGAAACAGAGTATAAGTTCCCCAAGACCAACCCCATGCCTCACATGGAAAATTGGTTGAATATGAACAAGCATCAGGCTGCTCCTCAAGAGCAAGACCTAGCACAGTACAAAGTTAACATCATCGTTAACGATGACACTAATGCTAAATTTGACGTAGATTTTTAATAATAAGGAGAATAACATGAAAGCTATCGTATGGTCCCAGTCACAATGCACATTCTGCGAACAAGCAAAGACGTTACTCAAGCAAAAAGGTATTGAATTTGAAGAACGAAGAATCGGTGATGGATGGACCAAGCAACAACTACTTGAAGTAGTTCCTGCTGCACGTTCAGTCCCTCAAATATTTCTTGATGACCAGTATGTAGGTGGTTTCCAAGAACTAAGACAACGACTGCTAAAAGCAGCATAATTTTTTGAAAGGTTAAAATGAAAATCGAAGAAGGTACAGTAATGACGTTTAAGCTCAATTCTGGCGAGGAATTGATTGCAAAAGTAACAAAAGCCCCTGACGAAGAAGGATGGCTAATGCTAGAAGAACCGGTATCAATTGCCCCGGGTCCTCAGGGTATGGGTCTAGTTCCTAGTATGTTTACTGCAAATACCAAGGAAGAAATTAGACTAAATACTAAGAGTATTTCTCTTTATGGTGTTACAGAAGACAATGTAAGAATGAAATACTTGGAGGCTACTACCGGTATTCAAGTACCTTCTAAGAAATTAGTATTAGGATAAAACATGCCAAATTTAAGCCGATTAGGTGATCAAAACAGCGCAGGCGGTAAGATTATGCGCGGTGCTAAAACTGTTTTTGCGAACGGGATCGCCGTCGGCTTGCATGTTAGTCCTATCTCCCCTCACCCAAGTAAATCAAAGCATCGTAGTGCAAAGACTACAGACGGTAGTCCTACCGTCTTTTGTGAGGGCGTTCCAGTACTTAGGGTAACTTCAGGCAACACCTGTGGTCATAGAATATCGACGGGAAGTCCGAACGTTTTTTGTCCTTAAAATATGGCTGATACAGGTAAACAAAGTCCACTAGGAGTTAATGGTCTAGGATCAATACTCAATAATGTAGGTTTCGACATTAACCCAGTAGCCACAAGCTATATGGGAGTGAGTAGAAACAACTGGTATCATCAATTCGGCAAAGTCGTAAATGATACTTGCTTGTTGTGGCTATCCTGGGCTATTAATGACGGCTTTCGTAGAGGTTATCCGAACGATGATCCTGAAGAAACTCCTGAATACAATGACAGAACACCTACTGTAGGTAATCAAGGCCCTACATTATTAAATTCAGTATACAATAAGTTAATTGACGTTAAGGGTATTGACAAGAGCGTAATACGTGCATTGGGTAATGCAATACCTGATACATATATTGTTTACAAAGCAGACGGTACGCCAGTAGATCCTGCCCATGAGCCACCGACAAAACCTATGTGGCAAGGACAAGCCACAACAGGATATGCATTACGTGGTAATAAAAATCAAGCGCAATCGGCGACTTGGAGACCTTATGTAGTAGATGGTAATATACCCGGTACCGCTACTAGATGGCCTAATCATAGCGTAACTCAATGGGGTTGGGTAGCATGCCATGCCCTACAAGCTTGGAACGAATTTAATTGGAATGGTTATATTCCTGGATTACCCGCATACCCAAGCAGTAAATTACGCAATCCGCAAAAGAGAAGCCCGGCCCCGACTGACGAGGGCTATAAAAATCCAGAATATAAAGAATTCACTAGCTCATTCTTAACTGCAGACAGTTTCGTCAACTATTCTAATGACTGTATATTCTCTATGGAGAACTCTAAAACGTTCTTAAAGGGCACATACAGCAATCAAAACGATTTGATATCTTCGGATATTGCAGGTATATCGTTAGCTACTAAAGCATTTGGACAAGATTTAATTAATAGCGGTAAGACAATTGATCTTGCTACAATCAGCACATTTGGTTTACCTTCTAATCTATTGCGCACATTAAGTAAATGTCGTGGCATTAGTCAAGATTTAATCTTGGCGTTGTTGGCGACAGGAATTACACCGACTGAACTTGATGATTTGATGAATGGCGCCGGGGAAGTAACCATTGATCAGGAACAAAGAATATACGGTGCATTCTTAATCATTACAGGCACTGCGTTGACGGATGCGCTAATTGCGTTGGGATGTAAGGTACCTAATTTAGTATCGCTTGCTGAACTGTTAGACTTGAGGAAGTTATTGCCAAATAGTTACCCATCATTAACGGTTCCGGTATATAATTCAACACCGGGTCCTACTAATAGTAAGACATATTATCTCATATATCAAAACGGTGGAACTAGCTCACAAATAGAGCGTTTTGGTTTCGGTGGCTATTTAAAGAATATTCTTCCTCCTGATCAAGCATTAGCAGCAGGAGCATTCTCTGTGGCGATGCAGCAAGTTAGAAATATCTCATCAGTAGATATTGAAAAGTTTGCCAAGATCGTTCACTCTACGGAGAACATGGCTAATCTGCCATTGACGGCCGGCACTGACGTACCGGTTAATCTCCCATTAGCTAAAGCAGGAACTGGAAAGACTGCTATTGGTAGCGGGGTATATGGCACATTGACGATGAGCGATTTGTTTGGATGTATGTCCGGTCTACCTTATCCATGGCAAGGAATTCATAGTAACATTAAATCACTGGAAACTAAGAAATTAACGACTATATATCAACAGTTATTCTTAGCAGTTACATGGGAAAAGGCTGTTTTAAAGATTGTACAGACACCCACTTGCATACAGAAACAAACTTATCAACCGTATATTGCTCCTTCAGGTACTCCTGGACAACCTGATTATAATCCCGGACAACCTGAATTGCCGGGGATATTTGATTTATTCTATACAGTTACTATCACTCTCGTAGAGCCGGGCGGTGGATACGGACGAGGGAAAGCGCCGGATCCGGTAGTAACTATATCTCCTAATAATGTAGGGGCATCAGTACAAGCCACTGCAGGCCGCGCTTCAAAATTAGCGCAATCGGTACATAATGGTTCATATGGTAGAATTACTGCGCAAATTAATAATGGACTACCTGCTCCGGGATACAAATACGCTTCAAACTATGAGATTTGGTCACCTAGAATGCCTGACCAAAGCTGCGGTGGCACCGAACAGCCGCCCGAAGAAACAATAGAAATTGAAGCACCTCCGATCGCTAGACTTCCGGTACTGGCTAGCGGTGATCCTGATCCAAGCGGAGTAAACGTTCCTGGAGTAAAATGGGGTGCTTGTCAAGGTCTCATTACTACCGGTACTATCGGTTGGACAGGTGCATTGACAGTGATGAACGATGTAGTACAAAACTACATTGACGGAACAGATAATGGCGGCCAAGCAAATCTTGAAATTAAAAAGATTTACGATTCTGGCAACATCACAAAACGAAATGAATTAAACGCTCAATGGGCAACGCTAGGTACACAAATGATGATAGAGCAACGTGCTAGATTTGCAGCTATCCCACCTGTGCCCGTTATGGATATAGATCAGGCAGCAGTTCCGTATGTACTACAACCTGTTCCTAATCCTGATGCCGACAAAGATCATTACATGAATTTGTACCCGACTTCATTGTATAACTTCATTGATGCGATGCCGAATCTGTCTAAGAACACCGCACCACACATGCAATCACAAACCATTGAGGCTATTTCTAATTGGAATACCCCGGGCGGTCAAAGCATGGTCGGTCAAACACGACAAGAACGAAATCAAGCTAGAAACTTAGAAGCCGGTATTAATTTAGACAATAACATCCCTTCTGAATTATCCAAGAAGCAAGCGCAACTACTAGCAGCTAACGGTACTATTCCAATGGCATTACCTGAACAAGGTGTAGCTTCAATCAATAATACCTTTACAGTCCCTGCGTATCCCGGTACTATTGTTAATGATGAAGTCATTACACCTATACCTGATGGATATGTCAACCCCAATATACCAGGCAGGTTTGATCAGGCAGGAGCATTCGTAGTAGCTCAAGGTAAATATATTCCTGGATCGCTGACACCTATTTTAACTGCGTCAGCATTAGGTCCATCCAACGATGGTTCAGGTCCACCGGAACCATCATCCGTATTCATACCGGAAACAGTACCTACTTCGCCATTATTATCGGGATCGGGAAGCGATTATATCGATAGTATAAGTGGTGTGCCAGTAGCGAACAATCCGGCAAAACTTACTCCAAACACTGTGTTGGTTCCCTCAACCAACAAACCGATCGATGTGGTAGTTGTACATACTAATGTACCTACAGGACCTACTGTACCACTAACTGACAACATTCCATTAGTACCTGGATTATTAAATCCATCTAATGAAAACGATGTTCCGTTGAATTTGGATAGTAATTATACTTCTAGTACATTGATGCCAGCATCATATACTGTTGAGGAAGCTATCAATCAGGTCATCGAATGTAATGAATGTTGCTGGATAACTTAGCTTATCCAAAACTATTGAGCTTAATTCAAAATGGTAGTAGACTTACTTACTACCTAAGATTAAGCCCATCTTTGAAAAGGAGAAAAAGGGTGAATTTTTCAGTAAAAACTATTTTTTACATTTTGGGTTTTATGCTAGCGAGTTACATACTATATGCTGTAACCATGCATAAAATGAATCTGTTAAAGGATTACAATACTGACATTGAACAAGTAACAAATGTCAAAGAAATTGAAAGAAAATTGGACTGCATGGCTATCAACATCTACAGAGAAGCAGGTCATGAGCCATTTGAAGGTAAAGTCGCGGTAGCGCAAGTTACAATGAATCGGGTAGAACACCCGGATTTCCCGAAAGATGTATGCGGAGTCGTGTACCAAAAGAATAACTTTATGGGCAAGGTAGTATGTCAATTCAGTTGGTTCTGCGATTCAACACACAGAAATCGGGTCGTTAACCCAAAAGCTTATGAAGAAAGCTATGAAGTAGCTAAGAAGGTAATGCTAGAAGGGTTTAGACTGCCGTCATTAAATGACGCATTGTATTATCATGCTGACTATGTAAATCCAAACTGGAAGCATGAGCGTGTAGCAAAAATTGGTGTACATATTTTTTACAGGAGCAAGAACCGTGGCTGAAATTCGTCAATACATCGTTAGTTTTTTCGTTAACCTCTTAACCAAGATGAAGCAAGCTTCGGGTGACACCATTGAATGGGTCGCTATTCTATGCTTGCATGGTGCTACATTACCGGGTATGCTCAGTTTGATGTTGGGCATCACTGACAATACACCTCCTATTGATCTAGTATTGCTACTATGGGCAGCACTTGGTCTAATGTTCTTGCGAGCCATCGTTCATAAGAAGATTGCACATCAAATTACGATTAGCTTGGGTTTCATGGCTCAGGCAATGATGATGGCACTTATTTTCTTCCGGTAAGAAAACAAACTAAATTTATATTTTAAAGGAATTTCATGTATCTATTTACGAGTGAAAGCGTTAGTGAAGGGCATCCTGATAAAGTTGCTGATGCAATTAGCGATGCTGTGTTAGACATGGTAATGGCTAATCAGGACCCTACTATGCGTTGTGCTTGCGAAACATTAGTGACAACTAACCAAGTTGTCATTGCAGGTGAATATAAAGGTGTGTTAGATAACCTAGATATTGACTATGCAGTTCGCAAGACAATTAAAAACATTGGTTACGAACAAGAAGGTTTTCATTGGCAAAATGTCAATATCGCTAACTTGATGCATGAACAGAGTGCTGACATTGCGTTGGGTACTGACAAGTTCGGTGCAGGTGATCAAGGTTTAATGTTTGGTTACGCATGTAAAGAAACTGATCAATACATGCCAGCACCAATTTTCTACAGTCATCGTATTGTAGAAGCACTATCGTATTATCGTAAGCAGGGTCTAGTTTGGCTAGGTCCTGATGCCAAGAGTCAGGTAACATTTGAATACGACGATAATAGCAAACCTGTGCGAATCGCTAAGATTGTTTGCTCTACACAGCATCATAAGGATCAACCTATTGAAGCTGTCAGGGCAGAAGTTAAAGAAATTATCCGCACAGTTTTACCTAAGGAGTACGTAGATGAAAAAACTGAATTCTTTATTAACCCGACTGGTAGGTTCGTTATTGGTGGCCCTGACGGAGATACTGGGCTCACTGGTCGTAAAATCATTGTAGACACATACGGTGGAAGCTGCCCTCATGGCGGCGGTGCATTCAGTGGTAAAGATCCCACGAAGGTAGATCGTAGTGCAGCATATATGGCTCGTTATCTGGCTAAAAATCTAGTCGCTAGTGGTAAGGCTGATTGGGCTACTATTCAACTAAGCTACGCGATTGGTCTAGAGAATCCAATGAGCGTTTATGTTGAAAGTGATCGTGATAGCAGGGAACTAACAGATTGGATTCTTAAGAATGTTGATCTTACCCCGCGTAGCATCATCAATCGTTTTGATCTGTTCAGACCTATCTACTCTCAGACTACTAACTATGGTCATTTTGGTAAAGAATATCTACCATGGGAACAAGTAGATTTGTTTGAAGAAGAACACGAATGTTCTGGTGGCTGCGAAAACTGTGACTGTGAGTAAAAGATGAGCGTATGGGATATTAACGACGACATTGACCGTGTCAATCAAGAGAAAGCTCTTGAAGTCAAAAAATATGACATGGAACGTGATCTACGAACTAATCAATGGATTATTGATAAAGTTCGCACTAGTGAATCCTACGCTCAGAATTTATATGCCGCTATGTGTAACAATGATTTCGTTAAAAATGAAATCTGGCCTATATTACAAGGACAAGTATGGACTTGTTCTTGGCGTTACTCAGGCGGCATCGTCGCCCGTATGAGAGGTGAGGGCGACTACATTGATTGGTATTGCTCGGGTATCAGAGATACTAACGATCCTACAGAAGAAGAATGGAACTCTTGGTCTAGCCAGGAGCAATTAAATTGGACTAACATCTACTCAAAGTATGTTAATGAGGGTGTCGTCACTGATGAAATTAAAGAAGATTTATTGAAATTGGGCTGGCAAGTATTACCTGACGATGATTCTATTAGCTAAATACAATTGAAAGGGGAAGCAAATGAAAAAACTACTTATTGCATGTATGTTAATCGCTTCTGCTACTGTAGCATATGCGCAACCATATCGCTACAACAATGTTTGGAACCCCCAAGTACACCATTATAGACATGGTTATAATCATCATTGGCGTGATGCTGCCGGAGTCATCGCAGGAGCGATCATTCTCAATGAGGTGATTCGCCCCAGGGAAGTATACGTACAACCGATGCCTACATATGTACAGCCCATGACAACTTATGTTCAACCGACATACGTTCAGCCACAAATCGTTACTACGCCTGTTTGTTCTGAATGGACAACCGTACAAAACGCAGACGGATCATTCACGCAAACAAGAACCTGCAGGCAATAATTATTATCGTCAAGGACTAAATAATAGAACATTATGAAAGTCCTATCATGTTGAAAAAAACTTGCGAATATTGCGGGGGTGAATTTGTATTACCCAACACACATCAAAAAAGCTTGAAAAAAAGATTTTGTGGTGCAGTGTGTTCTAGAAGATGGGCAGCAAATAATCGTTCTACCGCATGGAGGCTAAAAAATAGCTATGCTAAACGAGGAGAACGTAATCCTATGTTCGGCGCAGCACAAAATAATCCTAACAGCATCGCAAATCTCAATCGCAAAGGGTTAACTGGTAAGCAACAGACTGCTGAATCTAATCAATCCAGATCCGCAGCACTTAGGGGAATAAAAAGAACCGCGGAGCATATTGATAAGATTAGGCAAACTAAATTAGCTCGAGGTACGATTCGTAGACCAGACGACCCTGAATACAAAGAATTTAAGAAATATAAAAGAAAAGTCTATTATTGGACTAATAAGAACGATTTGTCTTTATTGGAAAATTCCGAAAAAAGAAACAAGAAAGGTCATCATTTAGATCATAAATATAGCATAATGATGGGATTTAAAAATAAGGTACCGCCTCAAATTATAGGAAGCATACATAATTTAGAGTTTATTGATTACCTACAAAATGTTCAAAAGGGAACTAACTGTTCTATAACACTGGAGGAATTATATGAGTTATTCGTCAGCGGTAATTGACCATTACGAGAATCCAAGAAATGTAGGTTCNTTNGACAAGAATGANGAAAATGTGGGCACTGGNATGGTCGGTGCCCCTGCNTGCGGNGACGTAATGAANTTACAAATAAAGGTAAATCCAGAAACGGGGTTAATAGAAGATGCTNGATTTAAAACGTATGGGTGCGGGTCNGCAATTGCTNNGTCAAGTCTCGTCACAGAGTGGGTTAAAGGGAAGTCCCTTGACGAGGCAGCAACAATTAAAAACACCCAAATCGCAGCCGAACTCGCTCTCCCGCCAGTCAAAATCCACTGCTCCATCCTCGCCGAAGACGCCATAAAAGCAGCAATTGAGGATTATCGTAAGAAAAGTTAATTTTTACTAATGAGGAAAATATGAGTAATACAATTCAGCGTATTAAAAACGCTACCCGCCGTTTCCGCGACACACTAGCCATTCAACGTCAACTGGGTATTGCAAAGGCAAAGGGAATTTTCGGTCACAAGAGAACCAAAGAATCACACAGATTAGTTAAACATCATGTAACCGACTGCGGTAATCCTGCATGTTTTGTCTGCGGTAATCCAAGAAAGACTCATAAAGATAAATTAACCGTACAAGAAAAAAGAATGTTCCAAGACTTAGACAATATAAGGGATACTAAAAGTAATGGAACCGGTTCCAATGAAAAACTCTAGTAATGCAGCCCGTATATAAATATAGTAAAGGGTAGACGTATGTCATTTCTAGATAAATTAAAAGAAAGAACGAAACAGGTTCACGAAGCCCTAGAAGACGCGGTCTCCGGAGAAAAGGTATCACCTGAAATCAGAGAAGAACGTTATAATACATGTTTGTCATGTGAGCACCTTTTTCAACCGACGCAATCATGTAAAAAATGCGGGTGTTTTGTAAGGGTCAAAACTTGGTTACCTAGTCAATATTGCCCAATACGTAAATGGGAAGCAATAACTATTGTTAAGGAATAACGAATGAATTATCTAGTAGACTTTACACCGGAATCTACACAAGCTGATATAGATAACTACCTAACGGCATATGGATTGATAGTAGTTAGTCACTTTGACAAATTAGATAAGGTGTACTTAGTTTCAGGTAATGCATTGCCACCCAAAACAGAAATCATCGAATTCGTAGTGGATGATTCAACGAATTCAATACAGCTACTTGATACTACAGTGACGGTTGATATGGAACCAGTTCGTCAAACAAGTATTAACATTGATGAAGACAAAGAATGGTGGAAAGTTGCCTCATTCAATCAAGTTGATTATGGAAGTCAGACACAACAATTTCATATACGCGGTAAAAAATCTACAGTTTATTTACTAGATAGTGGAGTAGACATTTCTCACCCTGAATTCGTTGGATCCAACGTTTCTAATTTATTTTCTTTCACCGGTGATTTTACTGACACGCGGGGTCACGGAACTGCGCTAGCTAGTTTAATTGTTGGTCAAACATGTGGTATTACCGGTGCTTCCTTAAAATCAGTTAAGATTTTTGATACTAATCAACCCACATATTTAAGTGATATGTTGGCTGCTTTTAACGCAGTGATTAATGATTTTATTGACAACGGGATGAAACCCTCATTCGTTAACTTAAGTTGGAATATTGCTAAGAATGAGTATGTAGAAGACAAGATTAATACCCTACTCAATTATGGATTAGCAGTGATTGCCGCAGCAGGAAATAATGGGTTACCCATTGAAAACGTTACGCCTGCGAGTATGGAGAGAGTATTAACAGTGGGGGCATACAATCAAAGTCTCACTCCTTGTAATTTTTCAAACTATACAGGTGGATCCATCATTAGCGTGACTGGAGATTCGGTCAACTACGGGGCACTGGATGGTTGGGCACCGGGCGAACAAATTTGGGCAGCTGGATTGGGTAACACATATGGTTATATTGCCGGCACATCGGCATCCGCTGCTATCACGACAGCAGTATTCGTTTATAACTACGATGCGTACATTGATGCGAATGGGCAAATTTTAGAAGATTTCGCACCTTCTAGTAAAATGGCAACAAAAGTTTTTAGAAGAACGAATATTCTCACTTTAACCCCACCGTACGAAAATTCTATCAATAACATATGCACGGTTAGTATTGAATACGATAAGACATTAAGTGATACGTTGAACCCTAATAATGAGGTCACTTTGGTGATAAATTATGGTACTGCATTCAAAGCAAGGCTGTTTGACATATACAAATATAATGCCATTACCCACAGTCAATTACCTGACGGTCTTCAGATAGCGAATGGGTTTATTTACGGTGCTATAAATAAAGCAACCCCTGAAAATTCTCAGCAATTCGTAGTGAATGCAACGGTATCGGGCCCTGATGTTAGTCCGGCAAATTTTATAATTACAATTACCGCATATGAAAATTATGAATTGTTGAAAGAGAACAAAACGCCTATCAGTTCAGTAGATCCTCAATTAGATATATCATTAGCTAATGATGCGTTCTGTTATTGGGATGGATTTGGGTGTGCATCTACCGGCGGTTGTTATACTTACTGCACTAGTTTCTTCAGTGCGTATGGTTATTGTTCTGGAATTAAGACCGCGGGTTGTGGTTGTAGATGCGATTAATCACTGTGTAATGAATTGGTTACGTATATCATATGAATCTCATAACGGTGTAAAAAAGGGGGTAGTGACGCTAAAGCCTCCGCCTATGCCCCCATCCGAATTACCGTTAAACGTTGCTATTAACACAGTGCATTCTATTAGGGAGACATATCCTGGACCTTATTACGTAATGTGCAGTGGCGGTGTTGATAGCCAAGCAATGCTTTGGGCATGGCACAAGTCAAATGTTCCTTTTACTCCGGTATCTTTTCAATATTGCGATCACGAAGGCAATGTATATAATGATCATGACCTTCACACCCTAAAGTTATTTTCAAAAATACATGATATTTCAATAGAATACAAGAGTGCTAATTTTTTAGATTTTTTAAATAACGATCTTTGGACTTACGCTAGACTGTACGAATGTGCAAGCCCTCAAATTACGTTTTATATGAAATTAGCGGAAAACGTCGGAGACGGTACTGTAATTTTTAGCGGAAATTTTTACAACGAAAATTATTTTCCAGTAAATTACACATTACTGGGATTGCACCGTTTTGCCGAAAAGTCCTCTTTTAAGGTTATACCATTCTTTTTCTTACACGATGCAAATATCGCTCACGCATTTAAAAAAACCAATGACTATGTAGTTGAGAATTTAGCCGTGTTGGGTCACTATGAATATTATGTTAAGGATTTTTTAGCATACACTAAAAAGAATTACATTTATGCTAACAGTGGTTTCCCCATAATTCCTCAAATGGAGAAATACTCAGGATTTGAAAAAATAAAAGAATACTTTAATAATAAACCTGATTTAATAACTAGGCAAGAGAAGTTAAAGTATGCCAATAAACCTAGCCGAAGCGTATATGACCTAAAATACCGATATCCTCTAGAAGAAGATATACCGTATATAAGAGAGTTAGTAGTTAAAACTAAAAAACGCCCATTTCCGATATAAAGGGTAACTATTTTAAAATAGTAGCATATATTGCGTTCTGTAGAGCACTAAGTAAAGTACGTATTGCTCTACTGAATGCTCTATTATGACTGGATGTTTTACTTGTTTAAATTGCGGTAAAGTGAACCCTATCAAGGGTCATAGTTATACCAACAAATACTGCAATAACTGTTGTCAACAACAACATCGTTCACGATTGTTAGTAAAAGAATGGAAAGAACATGAGGGGAAAACAGCTTGGCGACAAGTTCCTGAATGGGTCAAGAAATATCTTTTAGAACAACGAGGACATAAATGTGAAGTTTGTAAGACAACTCAATGGAACGATAAACCAATTCCATTAATAGTTGACTATGTAGACAATAATAGTTACAATAATCAAGAATCAAACTTGCAGTTGATTTGTCCTAACTGCAAGGCACAGAAGTAACTTTTTATTTAAGGAAAACATGGAAACGCTATTAGCGACGATGATTATTTTGGCTGCCATTTCTATAGCAGCAACATTCACAGCAGGTGCCGTAGTTGGCATTCTGCAAACAATTTCTGAACTATCATAAGGAGAAAAGATGAAAACTGTAGGCGATAAGATTACTGAATTTGCGATTACTGGTGTTAAGCCAGGGGCTCTTACACCCGATAATGCTTTTGAAACTATTACGGAGAAAAGCTTTGAAGGAAAATGGAAAGTTATTGTAT